CACATATCTGGTTTCGGAATTTCTAACACCGTGAGGGAATTCTGTGGCCAACAACCAGGGCTCATTGGCTATGCTAGGGTATGTGAATTCAGTTGTGCCCTGTCTGACATAGGTCTGAGCCTGAGTAGTGTTAATGGGATAATTCAGTGCTGTGGGATAGGTGCTAAAATCTGTGTGCTCTGCTGCGTCGCTTTTTAAAACACTAATAAGCCAGGTTGGTTCAAGTTCTGCCATGTCAGTTAACAATTTAGGTAACCAGGTTAATTGTTTTTCCAATAATTTACTCTGAACCATGTACCAGTTTTCACTTATGTGATGATGTATGACGCTGCCATACATACCCAAATCGTAAAAAGTAGCATTGCCATAGGGTCTTACCTCTGTATGATTGGTTTTGGATTTAGCTATTATATTGTTGACCATGTCCATGGTCTCTGACCAGTCCTGTAAGATTTTTAGTCTCACAGGCATAACAGGTTTGCAGTTCATTGTTTTTTAAACAGTAACTTAAAATGATCCCAGTAAGGGCAATTGGTTATGTGCATGCCAGATCTTGTAACTCTGTCTGGATGCATTTTATCTGTCAAGGTGTGCAGTTTAGTCCAGTGCATGCCTGGACTGTTGTGGTGTTCCTGATGGAATCCAGCACCGAATCCTACAATATTGTACCAGGTGCTATAGATGCCTATGCTGTCCTGTGTGGTATCGCCTCTGCGATCCAATACTCCCCAGTGTTCTCCATAACTTGTAGCGCCGTTTAAAAAGAAAGCCAAGAAGTAAACTACAGCCATGTACAATCCTAGTTTAAAGTCTAGGATAAAAAAGGTCAAAAAGTATGCATCAAAACAAAGTATTTCAGCTATAATTTTTTTGTTATTGACCTGTTTGGAATTGTATTTAGGAAAGTAAATCATATTTTTTAATGACAGTTTTGTCATACCAAAACTAAATTTCCAAAAATTTTCTACTTGCCCATTTTGTCCTTTCTGAAACACACTAACTGGATCCTTAGTTTGACCATGTATGGGTTTGTCGTTTACATGAATGTGATGTTTTAAATGACTATACTTCCAGGTCTGATGTGGGATTCCTCCTACCATGCTTAGTAATAGTTCATAGCCAAAATTTAATTTTTTGTTTACAAAAGTTGGCCAATGACTATGATGATGCAATGGACTATTTTGTAAATTAGTTATAAACCAGGCATGCACTGGCAACAATAGTAACCATGCAATGCTAAGATCCAAATTATATAACAAAAATGGTACTAAGCCCAGAACAAGTGTATACAGAATTAGATAGGTATCTTTGGCGCTGTATTTAAATATTGGCTTAGTCATAGCTGTATTTATTTTAGGTTTGGTAGCCCAAAAAATACGGCCACTAAATATTCTGATGTTATACTATTACATCATGGTTGATCCAGACAAACCTCAGAAATGTAAATTAGGTATAACTACCGACCCTAGTTCCAGAATCAAAGCCTATAAAACTGCTGCCCCAAACTGTTATTTTTTGCATACCTATAGCATACCACACCGTATGCATGAAAAGAGAATCTTAGAAATTGTTCGTAAGGTAGCCAAAGTTCAGAGTGAGTATGTACATTGCTCTCCCAGTCTAATCAAAAACATTGTAGAAAGTTACTTTTTAGATAACGATATTGATTACTAAAAAAATTGTTGCTATAGTTACTATATAAATATTTTTGCTCGTGTAGCACATACACATCACACACAGAAAGGAGACTACCATGAGCAAAACACCCTACGAGATCCGTCTCGAACTTCTCAAGATGGCCAACGAAATTCTAGTTACGCCAATTTTCCAAACTCGCGAAGCTAAGTTACAAGAGTACCACTCTAAGTTAACTGACGCAAACCGAGACTCGCATCCGTTTCCAACTTTACCGGATTTTCCGTCTAGCACAGATATTGTTGCTAAGGCCGAAGAGCTTAAAAAGTTTGTAGACCAAGCGTAAAACTAAGCCCCGCAAGGGGCTTTTATGTCAGTCTTAGTGCTTTCATGTTTTTAGCCATGGTGTCAGGATGTACATCCACAGTCAGACTGGAACTATATCTAGGATCCTTTTCCTGACCTCGTTTAGCTATAACACCCACACCAGCAGCTTCTTCGGGTGTAGTCACTCTGGCTAATTGTGTCTGACGATGTTTTAATCCTTTGAGGTTAGGATTAATTCCCTTGGTAACTTGTTTGACCGTAGCTTTTTCAAAATCTTTTACCTTGGGTGCTACTCTGTTTTTCCAAAACCATTCTGCTACCTTGGCAGCTATGTCTGGCCTGGCTGCTAGGTCAGGATTGTTGGCTAAGTCTATGCCTATGGCTCTGCCAACTCTGGTATAGTTGTCGCGGCCTGTGAGTTGGATGTAACCTCTGCCTTTGAATCGTTCGCCATCGCCACGAACTTTGTTGCCTAAAATTTTAGCTTTGTTTTTATTCTTTTCATAACGATTATGAAAATACTCTGGTGTGCCTCGTTCAACCATGCTAGTAAAGTTTCTGGTTTCATGAGCCATTTGTGAAACAAAGTGTTGTAATTCTGCTCCTGACATTCCAGCCTTGGTAGCATGTTGTACTAGGTAAGTCTTTAATTCTGCAGGAGTACTTGGTAATTCCGATTGTATCTGGGCCTGAGGTTGTGCCTTAGGTTCGGCCTGAGGCATGGTTTGTTGTATCTTACTTTGCTGAGGGGCAATAGTATAATCCATGCTCTGTGGCTTCTGGCCCACACCTCCCATGGCCAATCCTCCGGCCACACCCAGTGCTGCCAATGCGCTTTGCCAACCTTCTTCTAGATCAGCTTCTGTTAAAAACTCTGATGCTCTCATTTTTTAGGATGCCTACCACCACATTTAGCACAGGGTTCTTCTAGGTACATTTTAGTCTCCATGTATTATTTATAGTCAAACAAAAAGCCCCTTGCGGGGCTTTTTGACCTTCCCATCCCTGAGAAATTCTCTGATTAGGAGAATGCTAGGTTTTGTACGTCGATCTCACCAACATAATCTCCAGCATTGCCCAGAGATGATGCAGTGTTAGTTAGCTCAATGTAACCATATCTGGTCATAAAGCCAACTACTGGTTCGAAAGTGGTTGGATCCAGAACAACACCGCTGCTCATCAATGGAATGTATGGGCAGTAGAATGCTGCTGCATCTGCTTCGCTTGAACCTTTGTAACCAACTAGTACAGCTTTGTCGTCGGCAGCATAGCTGTCAACATACACACGCATAGCACCGTTCAGTGTACCAACAAACTTGGTGTTAGTTGGAGCTTCGAAAGTACCTTCAGTGGTACGAGCAAAGGCTGAGGTGGTTGCGCTCTGCAGAACAGTTAGTGCAGCTGAGCTAACAACAGCCCAGTTACCAGCGCCACGACGTGTACGCTGAGCAATCTTGTTTGCAGTACGGTTGATTAGAACAGCTAGAGCAGCATGCTCATCACCAACGAATGTAGCGGTACCAGAAACTGCTGCTTGGTCGTAGGTGAACTCGGTGGCTGCTAGACTACGCAGGCTACCCAGAACTTCCTGATCGATTTCAGCGGTAATTTCTTGTGCTAGTGCTGCCATGATTTCGGCTTCAACATCAAGACCGTGCATGGCTTGTGCATCCTGAGCAGCTTCGAAGGTCCAGCGAGCGCTTAGCTTGCGGGTCTTAGCTTCTACAACTTGCTTTAGAATCTGTACGTTGATCTTACGACCTGGTGTACCTTCTAGAGCAGCAGTGCTGTTAGCACGGCCAGTTGTGCTGTCACCAGAATAGGCAATAGCAATCTTGAATGGGCTCAGTGCTTCGTCACCGGCTGTAGTGTCGGTGTCAAAACCACTGGTGTCATTCATGGTTTCTGCATAACGAACACGCAGAGTGTGGATCTGTGCAACAGGTCCGGTCATTGGCTGAACGCCAACGATCTCGTTTGCAATTACTGTGGGCATAACACGGCGGATCACTGGAAGGATCACGCGGTTCAAGCTAGCAACGTTGCCTGCGGCAGTTGCACCAGCTGAAGCGGTTTCTACCAGGTGCTTCTTGGTGTTTTCCAAAATAATTGCCATTGTTGTACGACGTGAACCATTAAGACCTTCTAACAGGGCTTCCTTGGTCTCGCCCCAACGGCTTTCAAGTAGTTGTTGTGTCATTTTAGTACTTTCTCCTTAGTTTTCTTACTTAAGCCCTGCTAAACGCTTGATGTCCACGACATTGTTATCGTTTGTCTCAACCGCAATCGCAGTTTTATCACCAGTGTGTTCTACTCTGCTCTCTGCTAGTACAGTCTTGCCTGAGGCAACAGTACTTGGCTTGGCATTGTTTAACACTGCTGGTAGATACTTATCAAATGCAGACTTTAGCTTAGGGGTCTGCACATTCTCTAAAAGCTCACGCATTAAATTAGCTTTGTCTTTGGTCAGTGTAACGCAAAGCTCGTCCACAGTCTTCTGGCGATTTACTGTTTCAGTAATTACCTTGATTTCTGTTTCCTTGCTTTCCACCAACTTAGCCTTTTCAGCAGCTTCTGCCTTAGCTTCTGCAATTAACTTGTCCTTGGACTCCAATACTGATTGTAACTTCTTAATTTCAGCATTTTCGTTAAGGTGTGTAACTGCAAACTCTGAAGCAAATGCTTCGAAAATTCTACGACCAAACATATTCTCACGAGCTTCTTTGATGTCAGTTTTGAACTGTGAAAGTTCAGCTTTGAGGTTAGTGGCTACTGATTCCTTAATCAATGCTGCACTACGCTTGATCATGTCCTTCTGAACACTCTCAAGTTTAGTTTTTGCATTGGCTAACAGTTTGACCTTGGTCTCGGCTAAATCCTTCTTATCCTGACCAAACTCTTTGATTTCCTCAGCCAGCTGACGGATTACAAACTTGTTCAATTTTTCAATTGCTTCCATTTGTGTCTGACGATCTGATCTGAGTTCAACAATTTCTTCTGCTAGCTTTGTAGTTAGGAACTGGTTAAATTTGCGGCCAGTCTCGGAAACATGCTGCTTGAATGCAACACGATCTTCGGCTAGCTTGTTCTTTTCTTCGGCAAATTCTGTTAGTTCTGCACTAAGGCTTTCAGTTACCATTTTGTCCAAAGCTTCAACCATTACAGATTTATCATGTTCATAACGGCGAGCAAACTCTTCACGCAATTCAGCCTTGGCTGTCTCACGAGCTTCACTAAGTTTAGCTTCCCAGGCTTCCTGGATTGCAATCTTAGTGTCTTCGTTTACAATACCGCTATCGATTAATGGCTTGATAGCTTCTAACATTAAATGTTCTCCTTAAATTTTTAGATCTTTTATAAGTCTCAACACTGAGTCTTGCAAATATCTCTGTACCTTTGAATCGGCGCTGGCTTTAATGGATTGCTCCTTTAAAACCTCGAATACTCTGTGTCCGTGTTTCATGTTCATAAGCCCTTCATAAATGGGCCTAGGAAATGCATTGGGGGCACTAGGTTGCGCCACTACATCTACCGTAATAATCTCAAAATCCGAAACTTCTCCAGTGCCCTCATTCACATTGCCTGAGCCTCGTGAACTAACACCTAGTTTTACACCACCTTCTATGAGTGTACGAACTAGGTTGCCCATGGGGGTGCCTAGAATTTTAAGTTTACCAAAACCATTGGGACCGTCCATCCACATATTGTCTATGTTAAGACATACACGATCCAGGTTAATCTTTAGGTCGTCTGGATGATCTACTTCACCCAGAACACTGTAACCTTTTTTAATTTGTTCGTTAATACTTTCGACTGCAATTTTTATCTGAGCCACAGGGTATACACGCTCATTGGCGTTTCTGACTCCACCCTGTATACAGATGCCCTTTAAATAAAGATCCTTTCCTTCGCCAGTGCTCTCAGTCTGAATCTGAGCCTGGTCAAAGGAAAGGGATTCTCGAAGTAGTACAGTCATGCTACTTATTAGGACTCAATGCTTTTCTTGTTCACGCCACTGGGCTCAGAACTAACGGGCTTCTTAGCAGTATTGTAAGTTGCACCGGCCTTGGCACCAGGAACATTCAAGAACTTACCACTGTGTGGTAAACCTTGGGCTTTGTCACTGCTTGGGGCACTAGTGCCGTCAGCAGCAGTTTCGCTTCCACCG